GAAACGATTCTTTGATGTGCTTGAAAGAGAAAACATCAAGATGGATGTTATCGTTGGTAACCATGATGTGACATACAAGAACACAAACGAAATTAATGCCATGCATGAATTGTTTGATAGGTATGATAACATCAATGTGTATATTGATCCTGTTGAAAGAACCTATGACGGTCTTCCAATCACATTAATGCCATGGATCAACTCATCCAACTACGAAAATTCACTTCAATTTTTGCAAGACACCAAGTCGGAAATTGTGTTCGGGCACTTTGAAATTTCTGGCTTTGAGATGGACAGAGGTAATGTTTGTCATGCTGGACTAGATAAGAAAATCTTTGATAGATTTGATATGGTTCTATCTGGACACTTTCACCACAAGTCTTCGGATGGTACAATTCACTATCTTGGTAATCAATATGAAATTACCTGGACTGACTTCAATGATCCAAGAGGTTTTCATGTCTTTGATACCGAGACAAGAGACTTGACATTCATTTCAAATCCATGTAGAATGTTCTACAAGATTAGCTATGATGATGAATCACAATCGTTTGAGTATTGGAAAGCATATGACTTCTCGGTACACAAAGACACTTATGTCAAAGTGGTTGTGGTAAACAAAACAAATGCTTATCTTTTTGATTATGTGCTTGAGCAATTGAACAAAGCTGGTGTAGCCGATGTTGCTGTGGTAGAAGATTTTTCTGATACTACAATAGATGATGACCAGGAATTAATTGACCAAGCGGAAGATACCATGACTATTCTTTCCAAGTATATTGATGGGTTGACACTTGATGTGGATTCTGATAAACTAAAGAATCTAATGCGTGAGTTATATGTTGAATCTTTGAATGTTGAAGTGACTGAATGATTTTTTTCAAATCAATAAAATTTAAAAACTTTCTCTCTACCGGTAATTACTTCACAGAAATTAATCTGTGTAATAGTTCAAACACGCTGGTAGTTGGAACAAATGGTGCAGGCAAATCTACATTGCTTGATGCGCTGTGCTTTGTGCTGTTCGGAAAGCCATTTCGTTCAATCAATAAACCACAACTGGTAAACTCAATCAATCAAAAAGATTGTGTCGTTGAGTGTGAGTTTGATATTGGAAACAAGAAATTCAAAATCATTCGTGGTATCAAACCAAACATCTTTGAGATTTATGTTGATGGCGAAATGTTGAATCAAGATGCGGCTGTAAAAGACTATCAAGAACATCTAGAGAAATTCATTCTCAAATTAAACTACAAGTCTTTCACACAGATTGTCATTCTCGGTTCAGCTTCTTTTGTGCCATTCATGCAACTCTCTGCGGCTGACAGGAGAGCAATCATTGAAGATTTGTTGGACATTCAAATCTTTTCCACAATGAATGGTCTGCTAAGAGATAAACATTCAATCAACAAAGAAAGCATTCAGTCTAACAAACATGAATTAGATTTGTGTTCAAATCAACACAAATTGGTAGAAGAACACACAGAAAAAATTAAGAAGAATACCGATGAATTGATTGTGAGCAAAGAATTGGAAGTAGCCAATGTTTGGCTTGAGATTGATTTGGTGCAAACAGAAATCAATTCCATGAACACAGCTATTTCTGACCTCCAGAAAGAGATAGAAGATAAGTCTATTGTAAACGATAAATTGAAAAAGCTAAATCAATTTGAAACACAGATTGAAACCAACTTGTCAAAGTATCGTAAAGATGTAAACTTTTTCCTAAATAATGATGATTGCCCAACTTGTCGCCAAAGCATACAGTTGGAATTTAAAGAAAAACAAATAACAGATTTGAATGATAAAGTTGAGAAGTGTACTCACGGTTTGACAAAACTTGAATCTGACATTCTAGTACAACAAAATCGGCTAAATGATATTACAAAAATTTCTAATGCTATTCAAGTCAAATGGGTTGCTGTTGCATCCAACAATTCAACCATCATTGAATTGAATAAGTACATAGGAAAATTGCAGAAAGAGATAGGAGTATTGTCATCATCCAAGGAAAACTTGTCCTCGGAGACCAATAAACTTCTCGCATTGCAAACACAATTAGCAGAGTTAGAATCCAAAAAGAAATCGTTAATAGAAGAAAAGACATATCTTGAAGCTGCCTCTCTGTTGTTAAAAGATACTGGAATCAAAACAAAAATCATTAAGCAATATTTGCCTATCATAAACAAGATGGTAAATAAGTATCTAGCATCGCTGGATTTCTTTGTGAATTTTAATCTTGATGAATCGTTCAAAGAAACAATCAAGTCACGCCATCGTGATGAATTCAGCTATGCATCTTTTAGTGAGGGTGAGAAACAAAGAATTGATATGGCACTTATGTTGACATGGAGAGCGGTAGCAAAACTTAAGAATTCTACGAATACCAATTTGTTGATTCTAGATGAAGTGTTTGATAGTAGCCTAGATAATAATGGAACTGAGTACTTGATGACAATTCTACAGATGCTTGAAGATGTAAATCTGTTTGTGATATCACACAAGGGTGACATACTGCAAGATAAGTTCCGAAACTTAATTCGGTTTGAGAAGGTAAATAATTTTTCAAGGATAGTAAAATGAATGATGATGATATTTTAGTTATTAATACGGAGTCTAAATCTCCAACCAAAGTCGTAGAAGAAAAAATTCTACCATTACCTATTCTGACAGAAGGTAATCCGTTACTAAGAACACCAGTTGAAGAATTTGATATGTCTCAAATTATGCAACCAGAGATTCAAAAATTTATCAAACAATTGAAGTTGACAATGCATACCTATAATGGTGTTGGGTTGTCAGCTAATCAATGTGGATTTAAATTCAGAATGTTTGTGATTGGTACAGACCAATTTCAAATGGTTTGCGTCAATCCAAAAATCATTGATGTTGATGGTGATCCAAAACTAATGCGTGAAGGTTGCTTGTCATATCCAGCGTTGTTTGTTGGTGTACCTAGATATGAAGGTGTTCTTGTAAATTACTACGATGAACATTCACAGCCAAAAGAGTTGTGGTTGCGTGGTATAACAGCACAGTGCTTTCAGCATGAACTAGAACATCTTGATGGTAAAGTATTCCTTGAGAAAGTTAAGCCTCTTGCTATGCAGATGGCAAGAAAACGTCAAACAAAATTAATTAAGAAAATTGTAAGGCATTCAAAATGAAAAGACCTGTACTCAAACATTTAAATATTCCTAAATACAATAAAGATTTATCTGTTGCTGTCAAATGCATTGAGGGTATGACACTCTCACTTGTTAAAACAAAATACAATGATGGTAATTGGGAAGCAATTTCTTTGCGAGGCTACAGTAAAGATCCTGAAAACATTTTGAAGCCTGGTGTCTTAAAAACTTCTTCCGAGATGGGCGAATTGCAAGATACTACATTAAGATTTGTTTCGGAGATGCAACCGTTAAATGAAATCATGTCACAGATTCCCGCCGAGTTTCAGCGTGTACGAATCATGCGTTTGAAAGCTGGAACAAAGATTGAAAAACATTCAGACAAGATTGATAAGTCTATCGGATTTGAAGATGGGGAAATTATCAGAATTCATGTGCCAATCAAAACTGATCCCGCTGTAGTTTTCTCTTTGTATGAAGGTAAAGAAAAGAAAGATTTCTATCTTGAAGTTGGCAACTACTACTACGCAGATGTGACACGACCACATGAGGTACACAATGCTTGGAGTGAAGATAGACTTCATTTAGTTGCCGATTGTTACTCTAATCAAACTATGAGAGATTTAATACTACAATGAATATTGCCAGACTTGAAGACTTAAGTGTGATAGAATCTATCTTTGCACCATTTAAGAAAACATATTTCCCACACATTCGTCAAGATTACTTGAAACGAAAAATTGATGCAGGCAATGTCATTTTAGAAGATGGTGTTGTAATAGTGTTTGCTGTATACAAACGAAAACAGAGGATCGGTACTGTAGAAGCGCAAAAAGGTGATGCTCAAATTGGGCAGATTGTAACTGCAACACAAGGTTCAGGTAACGCATCTAAAATCCTAAATAAGTTTTTTGAAGAAATGAATACTGATGTTTGGCTTACTGTGAGAGCAGAGAATCCTAGAGCAAGAGCATTCTATGAAAAAAATGGTATGGTGAAAGTTAGTGATACCAGTTGGTCTGATGGAACAATTCCAGGTGTAGTATATAAACGAAATAAAAATAAATGAAATACTTTTATGAAAAGAATCGTGAACTCATTGAGTCCGATGTAAATAAAAAATTTGAAGAAATTCTTGCTATGAGTAAGGATGAATTTCGTCAATGGGTTATTGACATGAGGGCTAAGGTTGTTTATCTTTGGGATGAAAAAGGTAATCCACCAAGAGTTGGATATGATGAAGATGAAATCATCAATCAATTCAATCAAATGACTTCTTTTCCTGTTCATCAATTCCTCGTAGAAGATGAATATGAAGGCACCAAAGATGTTGTTCGCAACACAAACAACATGGGTAATGCAATCAATCAATGGTTCCCGACCATGATGAAGACACGAATCAACTACACAAAAGATGTTGAAAAAGGTAAGTCAATTTATGATTACTTTGCAAAAGATGAATTGATTGACACATTCGTAACTTATGCAAGCAGACATTTCAAAAGAGATTCGTTCTATCATTACTCACAACAAATCAAAGCCGGTCAAAAGATTGATGAAATTGGTTCGCATGTTTACGTTGCAGAATCTGGTCTTGAGTTTGTTAAATGGTTTGAAGAAAACGCAAGAACATATGACACCCATGATTATTGGATTGAAGCTAAAGAGTTGACATCCGATTACACTGGATACAATAGCGATATTCAAAACAACACTTATCTAACCTTGAGTAGTGATGACATTTCTTCTTTGAATATCCCTGCACATTGTCTAACAAATGCTGAACATAAAGATACAGGCAATTTCAGAATTCGTTTGTACAAAAAAGGTCACCGATTGTTCCCTGGCGGACTAAAAGCATTCCGTGTTTCTTTCTGTCAGTATGCAGTTAACTTTCCTCCATTGACTGCAAAATATTTGTATGAAAGATACACAGACAAAATTAAGAATCAAGAACAAATTAACATCTATGATCCATCTTCTGGATGGGGTGGTCGTTTGCTTGGTGCATTGACTGTTGATGACGAAAGAAACATTCATTACATCGGTACTGACCCAAACACGGATCACAATACAAGCCCAGGTAGAACTAAGTACCATGAGGTCGCAGATTTCTTCAATACAAAAACGACAAGAGCAGTTGCTACTTTGTTTCCCAAAGTGCATTCGTATCAAATTTTTCAACATGGCTCAGAAGAAATTCACAAAGACCCAGAATTTCAAAAGTACAAAGGTAAATTGGATTTGATTTTTACTTCACCTCCATACTTTGCTAAAGAGGCATACTCGGAAGATGCTGAACAATCATACAAGAAGTTTTCTCAGTACGATTCTTGGCGTGAAGGTTTCTTAAAAAAGACACTAGAAACTTGTGTTGAGTATTTGGCGAATGATAGATACCTATTGTGGAACATTGCTGATGCTGTCTTTGGTGGAGACATGTTGCCACTAGAACAAGACTCAATGGATATTCTTACTAGTCTTGGTATGCGTTACGAAGGAAAATTGAAAATGTCTCTCGCACAAATGCCTGGCGGCAATAGAGTTGATACGGAAACTGGATTACCTAAAGCAAAGAATTTCTGCAAGGTGAATGGAATGTGGCTCAAATACGAACCAATTTTTGTCTTCTATAAACCTTGATGTTGTAAAAAAACAACTAGTACTTTAGTAGTACTT